TCAACGTTATCGAGATGGCTGAGTTGTTGCCCACTTGGCGCCTTTACGGCTTGGTTGATATTCTCAACCCTACAAAATGGCAAGGGCGAGTAGTTGCGCAAATCATAGGTGGTGGCGTTCTTCTCTATGCCGGATATAGTGTCTGGCGGGAGTTCAACGGCGCCGGCGAAGATTTGCGAGCTGCTAGGCCAGTCCGGATGGCTGGTTGTTTGTGGCGCTTCTTTACTACCACGCACGACAACCTGGCCACACGAGCGTACTGGCAGCGGGAATTGAACCTTCCAAAGATATCTGAATCCCCTGGTCATAGCCATGCAAAATCAGCGGCCGCTAGAACAGCAGCGTCCGTGGCTATTGATCAATTAGCCAGCGGTCTCGGGAAACAAGTTTATGTTGTTTCCTCGAGTGCCCGCGACGACCCTGATGCTCCTACTTACCATCAATGGTACATCGACAAAGACCTCGCTTTTGCGCCCCGTAATGATCCAGTTCCGGATAACGCAATTGTTAAGATGATCGATGTCGACTATTATGTTGATTGGTCGGAATGGATTCGCCACACTAGACCTGTGGCGATTTACACTTTTGTTCCGGACGATGTGCGATATTCCTGTGAGGAGTATACGTACTCGTTGAGAGACAAAGGTGTAGTTATGGACGTCAATGGTGGTAGGCGTTACGATCACGCCTTGTGGGATTATTCCAACGATTATGTCTTTGTGCGAGTTCGATGGTGGAAATGGACTCTGTGTACCGTCGACAGTAAGGTAGTAGACCGACATCATCGGTTGACACTCATCTGTCCGATGCTAACCGTCAACTGGTTCGGGTGGTTGGTCCCCATCAGATCCTTGTCGCGTCGCGTCTTTAAATACGGTACAGCTTTGGCAAACGTATATCGATCTGCCAAGGGTGATCAAATATCCCTTGGCTTATCAACGTTTGGCGTTGCTGAGTCTAGTGCCACAATCCCCTGCGAGTTATGGACTGCGATTAAGATCCGCATAGCCAACTCGAAGCATCCGAATATCTCCGATGTGGAGCGGTATCTGCGCCATGAACGCATTGACACCGCACCTATCGATGCACCAGCGCTTTTTGAGATTGCAAAACAACGAATCTCAGCGCCACCCCCTGCGCCCAGCGGGGGTGCCGGCCAGCTCCAACCATTACGCTATCAACATGCGTTTCCTCTAGTGTCAGAGGATGGGAAAGAGTTGGGCAGGGCTGTCGCACCGTCACTGGTCACCAAACCTGATTTTGTACCCAATCGTTCGTATAACAACGATTTTGCCTCCGTAACTGGTCGAGTCACGAAGGTTTTAAATGATGTGGTACCACCTACGCGTTATCTAGCGTACGCAAAACAATTTATTAATGAGGTGATAGGTGACCAGAAGGGGTTGGGATCCCCGTTGGAGATACAGGAAGTAGTTGAGCTGCAAGCGCGTCCATCCCAGAGGGGTCGCTCGGATAAGGTGCTGCAATGGATAGGGGCCGTCAACCCAGTGTCCGTTCGCGCGTTCATGAAGGGGGAGTCTTATCAGAAACCCGGAGATCCGCGTAATATCTCCACCGTTGGGGCGGAAC